ATGTGGGTAGGGGGTGCAAAATTGAAGAGACCCCCCTACGTGTCTTTTTAAGTCTCTCACGTTATTCATATTATATTCTGTATTCTTTTAAAACATTTTTTAAACAAATTCAACACTTTTTGTATTTTTTTTTTGAATATTTTTATTAATTTTTATTAATTTTTTAATCTTTTCAGTCTTCTTTAATTTCTTTAGTCACTTTTTTATACATGTTCAAAGGATCAATCTCAATCAAACGATCGATTGCTCGTTCAAGTTCTTCAAACTGTTCCTTTTCTGTCATGTCATCTTCAAATGAAGCGATTCGACACAATCGTGAACTTGTGTAATAACCTTTTTCAGTATCAAACTGAAACCAGTTGTCGAAGTCTTCAAAAGGATCGAACGGATTGTCGACAGTTGTAATCATTACTTCTTTCATAACTAATTCGCTCCTTTCAAATATTTAGAAACAGTTGATGAAGATATACCCATTTCATCAGCTATTTGTGCATTAGACAAACCTCTGTCTCTAGCTAGTGCTTTTATTCTAGCTATTTGGGCAGTGTTTAAAGTTTTTCTATCTTTAGGCATAGCTCTTTCTCTTAATGAATCTGGATCTGTATAATTAAGTATTTGTTTTAATTTTCTTTCTGTTATAGCTCCAGCTTGAATAGCTTCCCATTGACGATCAGATATTGTTATAGCTCTCTTCTTTCTTGAAATAGTACCGACTTGTTCTCTATACTTACTTATAGATTGTTGGTTTAGTTTCTTTATTTCACCTGGGGTTAGGTCTGGGTTATCACGTGTCTTCTTACCCACCTCTGATATGGCTAATCTATTAGCATATCTTTCTTTTCCAGGATTCTTAAGAGCCTCATTAAGTCTAGCATTAAGTTCACTAACTTCTTTCTTATATATTTTACTAGCCTGGGGGTTATATTTTAGATTACCGGTACTATATATAGCAAGACGAGCCCTATTAGCTAAAGACTTCATGTTATTAGCATAATCAGCATATAGCAATTCCATAGGGTTCTTTTTAAAAGACACCAAACTATTTGCATCATCGGTCTCTGCCATTCTTGTAGAGGTAGTGGTACGTTTAAGGGTTCTATATCTTATCTTACCATCCTTACTCTCATAATATACCACCCCGGTCTTCTTATCTTTTTTCATGACTGGGTCATATTTAGCAGCTTGTTTCTTATCATACATATTATAAGAAATCTTTTCACCATCAGTAGTTCTAATAGTTTTAATTCCAGTATTCTTATCATATGTACTACTTGGATAATACACATCTTTATCGGCAGCTGTCATATATATTGTGGCACCTTCAGGTCTTTTAGGATCATACCAAGGTTTACCTTTAATATTTACACGAGCTTCTCCTCTTCTTTTAATAACTCTTTGTTCGCCTTTAGCTCTTGAAACAATAGTTGAAGCACCTCCACCGCCAATAATATTACCATTTTTATCAAACTTTGGTTGCCATTTTCTTTTTAATTCAGCAATTCCATTTTCTACTTCACTGGCCTTATAATCTAATTTATGTTTTTCAGCATCAATAACAACCATTGAATGTTTAACAGCTCTAGCTAATTCTCTATCAGTAGCTCCTAATAAAGTCATATCAGTAATAAGATTAGATATTACTCCCATTTCTTTATTTACCATAGATTTAGGTAATGGTTTAAATTCTCGTCCGCCTCTATAATAATGTTTCTTTCCGCTACTATCAACTTTAACTTCACTACCATATCTAACATGCGGATCAAAATCTTTCATATCAGCTAATTCATTTTTTCTTGAAATTCTTACTCTACCTTTACTATCATCAGTTGGTATACACATAACTGTATCACCATCAAAATCTGCTCCAGATAATCGAGAAGCAACTTTATGATGGATACCAATAGCATCACTAGCATTTGCACCGATATATTTTAATCCTTCTGCATTTTTATTATTAACAGTAACTACAGGTATTTCAAATATACCACCATGAGGGTATCTTATTAAAGCAAGTTTAGTACCATTTTTATAATTTGGTGCATATACTTCTGTTTCTTTTAAAGAATTCATTGGTAATATAACATGATATTTTTGTCCAGGTAATGCAGCTGCTTTTAAATCTTTTGCTGCTCCATCGCATGTGCTTGCAAATTTTTCCAAATAATATTTTTTAATAGTTGGATTATTTAATTCCATTATTCTAGAAAATTCATCTTGTTTTTCTAACTTAGCCAAATTCAATTGTGTTTTAGCTAAAGTAGTAGATTGTTTAGATAAAAATTGTGAAGGTAAAGCTTTTTTCCAATCAGACCAGTCGTCTTCATCAGCTCTTTTATTTATAAGACTTAATTTCATTTTTCCATTTTTATCTTTATACCATCTTTGTCCTCCAAGTTCAGCATCTTTTATAGCAGAACCAAAAGGATTATCAGGATCATTTTTTATTGGTTTAAGAACATCTAATTTATTAGGGTGCCCAGCTCTATCTTTATTGGTGTTAAATATAACATCTACACCTTTTGGCATATTATCTCCATAAATAGCCATACCTTTAATATAATGACTACCATCAACTAATATACGAACTTGTGCGTATTTGGAACCACCCAAAGATATATCTTCTACCCCTCTTCGAAGTTCTACAACACCATCTTTTTTTATTCCGCCATCTTCGGCATATCTAATCATTAATCTTTTTGAATCAAGACTTGCTGGATATGTAAATTTTTTCTGAAAAGTTTTACCATTATCACTAGATTTATAATCAACAATTGGTTTTACATTTTCATGATTATAAGTTTCTGTATATTTAACATCAGGTTTTGCTAATATTTTTTGTGTAATAACTTGATTAGCATTGGTTGCTTGTTTAGGATAATTTTTATAAATATGATATCCTTGAGACTCTAGATATTGCAAAGCCGCATCCATTTTTTCTCTTTTAACACCAAGTTCTCTTTCTGTTTGAGTACCAACATCGACCATTCTTAATTTATCTACTCTATCTTTTAAATATTGAGCAGTTTCTAATGATTGTAAATTTCTTGCTAATTTATCTTCGTCTAAATAAGAACGAACACTTGATTCATTAGGCAATCCTAATTTTTTAGCAATCGCAGTTGCACTCATTTGATGTTCTGGATCTCCATATTTCATTTGTTTTATTCTAGCAACAAGAGCTACTCTAGCTAAATCATGACACATTGATTTTTCATTACGATATTGAGTAGTCGTTAAACCAAATGTTTTCATAATATTTTCAGGAGTTTCTTTCCAACCTTTTGCTTTTAATTTTTCTACTCTTCCTAAAAAATCAGTAGCATGTTGATATGGATTATCTCCAGATCCTTGTCGATAACGACCTGAGCCATGAGGGTCAAAATCAAACATTTGAGGAATACCAGATTGCTCTAATATTTCTTCTTCCTCTTCTATAGAACTAGCTGATCCATAATAAGATTTTATTTCCTCAGCAATCGGATTCATCAATTATACCCTCCCTTCCATATCTACTAATATTTTATTTAAATGAATTATTTTATCCATTATTGGTACGATATCTTCAGCAGTAGGATTAGCTACCAAAATATCATCGTTTTGATAAATACGACATTCTATTTGTATTTCGCCTGGTTTTATTTTATACTCTAAACAAAACAAAGCAGCATATATTAACAGTTGTTCCATATGTACAGGAGTTGTTCCTGTTTTTAAATCATGTATTCTTAGAAAATTATTTCTAAAACATATAGAATCAGCTGTACCAAAAAAGTATGGGGAATAAAATAATACAACTTCTGTATCCATTTTAAATCCTATAGCATCATTTACATAATTATAAATTGTTTTCTTTGAACGAGGTTGTTTTATTCCCAAATCTATAGTTGTCTTAGCCCATTCGTGTAGCCTAGTTCCAACTTCGGCAGCTCTCATATTTTGAAATACAATAACTGCTTTATTATCATCATATCTTAACCACGATGATTTACTAGCACCAAATGGAGCATGAAGACCTTCTAAATTTTCATGTCTGTTAAATATCATTTTTTACTCCTCTCTCTTTTTAGATTAATATTTATTGTCTAAATATCTGAATAATAT